AGCGATTCTGCCTAGCTATACGTATTCTTGCGAGGTATGATGTGGTCTAGGACTGTGAATGTAGTAGGGCAGTAGGGGGAAGGCTTATACTTTACCTACTGCTCCTTCTCTTAAAGAAAGTAATACTTTATGTTGTCAAAACAAAAACTAGAAAGTTTTATGCGTAAAAGCGGCATGAAAAATAAAACTGTACCTCAGTTAAAAGCCTTATTAAAATCTAAACAGAATGATGTTAGAGTGCTAAGTGGTACTAGTAAACAAGAGGCACAGGCTTTAGCAGATTTTATTGACAGGTATATTACCCAAGTAGAAATAGACGCAGAAGTAGAGTCAGAAATTATGCCTGACGGTAGTAGCGGTAATAACTTCTCTGCAAATAAAAAAAACAGAGTGAAGAAACCTGCTCCTGTCAGGCGTAAGCTATCTTTTAGAGAACAATCGATGAAAGAAGATAAGGCAAGGTCTGATAGAATTAAACAAGGTCTTATAAATACTAGAGGTCAAATAGAAAATCTTAATACAAAAAAACAACCATCTGTAAAAAAAGGTAAAGACTCAACACAAGCACCTAGTAGACAAAGACTAGAAGATAACTTATTAAATGTATCTGAAAATCAAAGAATAGGTGGTACAAAGCCTGAAGACGCAGAGATGAACGCTATAGAGCAACTTGTAAGTAGAATAGTAGGACGCAACGTGCGCTTTATGGAAGACATACCCGATGACGATCCAGAATTTGGACAGGGCGAAGGGGGCATAGAATATCCAGCAGGTAGACCCGACTTGCGTATGGGTGGTCAGGTAAAGCGAATGGGTCATGGGGGTGCAATAACTCCAGAGCAGAAAAAACGTATGACACGTATTGCAAAAGAATATAAGGCCCTTAGAAGCAAGAAGAAAGCTACTGCTCCTAAAGTAGCTACAAGTAAGAAGAGGTCTGCACCCTTTTCTGATATAAAAAAGGCAATGATGAATGGCAACAAAAAAAGAACTAACAGATAGACAGGAAGTATTCTTAGACTGTCTATTTGATGAGGCCAACGGTAACTTACGTGAGGCCATGAGGATAGCAGGTTATAGTGCAAACACTAAGACTAGCACCGTACTAAGAACACTACAGGATCAAATCATAGACAGGACACAGATGTACCTTGCGGCGAATGGCCCTATGGCAGCTATGGCTATGACAGGCGTACTGACTGACCCTACTGCTTTAGGTAACAGGGATCGTATAGCAGCATCCCGTGAGATCCTAGACCGCACAGGCATTGTCAAAACAGAGCGCATAACTGTAAAGACAGATGCCCCCAGTTTATTAATCTTTCCCCCAAAATCAGAACCTACATATGATGAGGACGATGATGACGATGCCCTCAGAAGAAATTAATACGTGGAGGCCCGTAGTACGTAAGAGCCGACAGATACCATTTGGGTATAAGGCAAACCCAGCAGACAATACTACACTGCTACCCGTAGAAGAAGAATTAAATGCGTTAGTAGAGGCAAAGGAATATCTAAAGTCCTGTAGCTATAGGGAGGTAGCCAGATGGTTATCTGCTAGGACAGGAAGAAGCATAACATATCAGGCCCTACATAAGTTGATGACTAAGGAAAGAGATAGACAGAATGCAGTCCAATCGTACAGACATTACGCCTCCAAAGCGAAAGAGTACGCCGAAAAAGAAAAGAGTATCCAAGACAAAATCCTCTATACGCCAAACGAAAAAAGAGGAGAGCCAATCGACACCAGTTGGGCAGACGGACTCTTATCCTCTCAAGGTTGAGGAGCCTGTAGAACAGGATTACGATTCTAATCGAATACAGATAAACAAAGGCCCACAGGAAAGTTTTATAAATGCACCAGAAAGGGAGGTGCTATACGGAGGGGCAGCAGGTGGTGGAAAGAGTTTTGCACTACTGATAGACCCTCTTAGATATTGTGATTATGCAGAGCATAGCGCACTAATACTCAGGAGAACTAATGATGAACTTAGGGAGCTTATCCATAAGTCTACAGAAATCTATCCAAAGTTTTATCCGGGGGCTAAGTGGTCTGAAAGAAAAAGTCAGTGGACTTTTCCATCGGGTGCTAGAATATGGCTCACGTACTTGGAACAAGATAAAGACGTTCTACGTTACCAAGGTCAAAGTTTTTCCTACGTGGGTTTTGACGAGCTTACGCAATACCCTACATCGTTTCCGTGGGATTATCTCAGGTCGAGATTAAGATCTATTAATCCTAATATACAAGTGTCTATGAGAGCGACAACAAACCCCGGTGGCCCCGGCCATTCGTGGGTTAAGAAAATGTTTATAGATCCTGCTACGCCTAACAAGTCGTTCTGGGCTAGGGATCTAGATACTAAAGAAGTGTTAAGGTATCCGAAAGGACATAGCAGAGAAGGCGATCCTCTATTCCAGAGGCGATTTATACCTGCTAGTTTAAAAGATAATCCGTACTTGTACAATACGGGTGATTACGAAACAATGTTACTGTCTTTGCCAGAGGTACAGCGAAAACAGTTACTATATGGAAGTTGGGATATAGCAGAAGGTGCAGCCTTCTCAGAGTTTGACAGAAGTATACACGTAACTACGCCGTATAAAGTACCTAGTAACTGGAGAAAATTTAGGGCGTGTGATTATGGTTATGGCTCTTACTCTGCTGTTTTGTGGTTTGCTGTTACGCCAGATGATACACTGGTTGTATACAGGGAGTTGTATGTTCGTAAAGTATTGGCGATAGAGTTAGCTAGGCTGATACTAAATTTAGAGAGCGAGGATGGCACAATATCGTATGGGGTACTTGACTCCTCATGTTGGCACAAACGAGGCGATACGGGGCCTAGCCTAGCAGAGCAAATGATAATGGAAGGGTGTAGATTTAGACCCTCCGACAGAAGTAAGGGTAGTAGAGTTAGCGGAAAGAATGAAGTACACAGGCTATTATCAGTAGATGAAGATACAGATATGCCCGGTATACAGATATTCAATACGTGTACAAATCTAATATCTCAACTACCAATAATACCATTGGATAAAAGAAATCCAGAGGATGTAGATACTCATGCAGAGGATCATCTATATGATGCATTAAGGTACGGAATACAGTCTAGACCCGTGCCTCGCAACATATTTGATATGGGTACGGCAACTTCGCCCAAACATAGATTTGAACCTGCTGATGCTACATTCGGATATTGAAAGGTAAAATATGGCTTACGATTCAGAGTTTATAGAAGACAGTGAGAGCGCATTCCTAGAGAATGATGAGTCAGATGAAAGTGTATCTGGCCTAACCGACTACATACAGAAGCAGTTTACTAGGGCTGAAGATGCACGATACACAGAAGAAAACAACTGGATCAGGGCATATAAGAACTACAGGGGTGTATACAGTTCTGACGTACAGTTTACGGAGACTGAGAAATCCCGTGTATTTATTAAAGTAACAAAGACAAAAGTACTTGCAGCGTATAGCCAGATTGTAGACGTACTACTTGCAAACAACGAGTTTCCGCTATCAGTAGAGCCTACTACCTTACCAGAAGGTGTAGCTGAGACAGTACACTTTGATCCTAACGCTCCAGCAGACGTAGAAACGGGCGAGATGCCAAAAGATTTATACGGCTATGAGGGAGATGGTAGAGTATTACCGCCCGGAGCCACGGCATTACAAGACCTAGAAGAAAAACTAGGCCCACTACAAGATGCCCTAGAAGATGTAGATACATTGAAAGAAGGCTTTGGTATAACGCAATCGTCTGTCAACTTTCATCCTGCAATGGTTGCTGCAAAGATGATGGAGAAGCAGATTAAAGACCAGTTAGAAGAGTCAGACGCTACCAAGCACCTAAGAAATGCAGCGTTTGAGTGTGCGCTATTTGGTACTGGTGTACTAAAAGGCCCATTTGCTACAACAAAAGAGTATCCTAACTGGACAGACGATGGCGAATACGATCCTACAGTTAAGACAGTGCCTAAAATATCCTACGTATCTGGTTGGAACTTCTACCCTGACCCAGATGCAAGTACGATAGAGGACTGTGACTACGTAATAGAGCGACATAAACTTACAAGATCCCAGCTACGTGCATTACGCAATAGACCATTCTTTAGAGAAGACGCTATCAAAGAAGCAATAGAAATGGGCGAGAACTATTCTATAAAATGGTGGGAGAGTAGCCTCTTAGAGTCAGAAGACGAGGACAGTTCGCACAGTTATAATACACAACGCTACGAGGCCCTAGAGTTCTGGGGTATATTAGATAGAGCTATCGCAGAAGAGTCGGGCATAGAGATACCCGGCGAGTACGAGGACGTAGATGATCTACACGTAAATGTCTGGATATGCAACAACGAGGTACTTAGGTTTGTAGTTAATCCGTTCCTACCAAAGCGTATCCCATACTGTGCAGTGCCGTATGAAGTCAACCCATATGCTTTCTTTGGCATAGGCGTAGGCGAAAACATGGACGATACACAGACCCTGATGAACGGGTTTATGCGTATGGCAGTAGATAATGCTGTATTATCAGGTAATTTACTGATAGAAGTAGACGAAACTAACCTAACTCCGGGCCAAGACCTGACCGTATACCCCGGTAAAGTCTTTAGAAGACAGGGCGGTGCGCCGGGACAGGCAATATTTGGCACTAAGTTTCCTAACGTAAGTAACGAAAATATGCAACTGTTTGATAAAGCCAGAGTGTTAGCGGATGAGTCTACAGGCATACCATCATTCTCACATGGGCAAACTGGTGTAACTGGTGTAGGTAGAACGGCAGCAGGTATCTCGATGCTTATGGGTGCAGCAGCAGGATCTGTTAAGACAGTTGTAAAAAACTTTGACGATTACCTGTTACGTCCTCTAGGTGAGGCAATGTTTGCATTTAATATGCAGTTTAACTACAACAAAGATATAAAGGGTGACTTAGAAGTTAAGGCTAGAGGCTTAGAGAGCCTGATGCAAAATGAGGTACGGTCACAAAGGCTTATGTCTTTCTTACAGATTGTAAGTAATCCAGTACTTGCACCATTTGCTAAGTTTCCGTTTATTATACGCGAGATAGCTAAGTCTATGATGCTAGATGCAAACAAAGTAACAAATACGCCAGAAGAAATGCTACGTCAAACTTACTTGATGCAAAAGAATCAGGAAGCTATGGGGCAAGGTGGGCCAGAGCAAGGGCCTATGGATATGTCAGGCGTAGGTGGTGGTAACATAGGTGTGGGTGCAGCGCCAGTACCGGGTGAACAACAATTTACGGGGCAACCACCACAACAGGCTCCAACTGCACAACCACAGATGCAACCACCTCCACCAAATGAAGGTCTACCACCGGGTATGTTACAATGAAACTAGAAAAACTATATACTTTAGTATCTAATGCTAGATACAAAGAGTTTGAAGAATACCTAATTTATTTAAAAGAAAGAGCAGTAACTACTATGGCATATGCTGACGATACTATAACTATACATAGGTGTCAGGGGCAAGTGGCTACTATAAACCAGCTACTAAAACTAAAGACTAATGTTTTACGTGAAACAAAAGGTAGTGATACATGGCAATAGAGGAAGAAAATCCTGTATTAGAAAGCGCACTAGATAGGTTTAGAAGAAGAGATACCCTAAGAAGAAGAGGTAAAGGTACGCCATTAGCTAGATTTGCTAGAGGTGTAAGTGAAGGTGTACCAGAGCAAATATCTTTAGAGGGTTTTATAAAATCTTCTTTGGTGCTACCCCCATCTCTTGTTGTAGGTTTTATATCTGGTCTAGGTAAAATAGGTGGTAACTTTGCTTCATTAGCCCGTCTGTTAGATCAGAAAGAAGTAGATAACTTTTTTGCAAGAGCTAACGCGGATTGGGCAGAAACTACTGCAAAGTTTGTAGGAGATGACGATCCAGCAGCTAAAAGAGCAGCAGGTCTTATGACTACAGTAGGTACTGCTGGTGGTGGTATGGTAAGTTATGCTGTACCTGCCATAGGTTTTGCTAGAATATTTAATCAGGCATTTAAAGTTAGACCACTAATAGCTACACTATATGCAGATGCATTAGTGGGTTTTGGAGGTATGTCTCCAGAAGAAGAGAATATATTTAACCTTGCAAAAGAAGCATCTGAAAATGGGGATCAAGAAACCCTATCAGAATTAGCTAGTATATTAGCTACTGACCCAAATAGCTCTGAGTTTGAAAACAGAATAAGGAATGCAGGTGAGGCAATTCTTATGTTAGGCGGTTCAGAGGCTATAATTAAAGGATTTAAAAAACTAGCTAGGGCAGTAAAAAAAGGAAACAATACTGAGAAAACAATAGATGCTGTAATGCAAGAACTGCCACCAGAACAAGCAAGTAAACTAAAAGAAATACTAGAGCCTAACCCAGACAATCCTAACAAACTAGGTGCTACTGTAGATGAAGTAGAAGAGATAACAGGTAAACCCGTAGAAGAAAAACCTGACCCAATAGATACACAGACAGAAGAAGTACTTACAGATGCAGAAAAAAAACTTGCAGTGCAAGAGAAGTTTAATTTGCCTACAGATTCAGATATAAAAAAAGAAACAGTAGATAAGTTAATGAAATCTATAGAAGATGGTCTACCTATAGGAGCAGATGATTTAGATACTGTAGTAAATAAACCTAGCATAACGCCTGAAGAGACTGAAGCAGACAAATATAAGTTCTTAACAGGAGAAGATCTACCACCAGATACCTTAGAGCCAGATCCTAAATTTAAAAAAGAATTTGATAAAAAAGCAAAAGAAATACAACAACAAATAGATGATGCTAAGATAAAACTAGAAAAAGAACAAAAATATGAGGGTTACAGCCCTGATGTTCAAAAAAAATTAAAACAATTAGATACAATGATAGAAGCCCAAAAAAATGGTAAAACAGAAAAAACACCTATACCAAGCGAACCAGAAATGCAAACATTTAATGTAACAGGTAAGAAACCGGGTGGTTCATCTGACGGTGCTGAAATAACAGATACTGATACAGGCATAAAATACATAGCAAAATATCCTAAAAATATAGAACAGGCAGCGCAAGAAGCGTTAGCATCTAGGGTATATCAGTTAGCAGGTGTATATACTCCAGAAGTAAAAGTAATAACTGCTAATGTTATAAATAAAGATACAGGAACCAATCAACAAAAAACTATGCTAGTGTCTGAATTTATAGAAGATCTTAAACCGTACAACCCAGATACCGTATCACCAATGGAAATAGGTAGACTACACGCTACTGCTGCTGTACTGAGAGATTGGGATGCTGTTGGTTTGAGCAAAGATAATATAGTGTTTGTTACTTTACCTAACGGTCAGACAAGACTTGCACAAATAGATGCAGGAGGTTCTCTAGAATTTAGAGCGCAGGGTGAGTTTAAAGCTGGAGATTTTTCTGATAAAGCAATAGAAGAATGGGAAAGTATAGCAAAAGCAAATGAGTCAGTGTTTAAAGGAGCATACGATAAAGATAGAATTGCCTATATGAAAGGTGTAGAAGATGCTATTACAAGATTATCTCGCATACCAGAAGGTACATTATACTCTAGAGAAGTAGGATCATATGCAAGTGCAGGAATAGATTCAACAAAAAATTTATCTAAAGTAATAACAGATCGTATAAATAATTTAAAGTATAATTTAGAAGAAGCGATTGATATACATGGTGGTCTAAATATTCCTACTAAAACTGTGCCAGTAGAAGGTACAGACGCTGTTATAAAAGACGCTACCTTTGAACCTAGTACAAAAAACATAGATAAAGCAAAGGTAGATGCAAAGAAAAAAACATATATAAAAAAGAAAATAGATACTTATAAAAATTTACCAGAAACAAAAGCTAAAAAATTAGGGTTTGACCCCTCTACTTCAATAAGTAGATTTGAACAGTTTGCAGGTGTACCAGATAAACCTGCTACAATATCTGCTACTGTTTTACCAGAAAAAGATTTTGTTGCGTTAAAAACTTCAGAAGTACCTTCAGATGCAGGAGTTGGAACATTTAATGTAGAAGGCGGTTCTACTTATAGCTCTTCTGGTGGGCTATATCCAGTAACTCCTTTAAGTTCTGATGAGTATCTTTCAGGAAAAATACAAGATGTATATAATGAAGAATTTAAAACAAATCCTAATTTTAAAGATAAAAATAAATTACCAGCATCTCTGTTAATAAAAGGAAACGTACAAACTTTACAAAGTAAACTTATAGAAAAATTAAAAGAAATAAAAGATGTAGATAAAACAATAAAACTTATGTTAGATCCGCATGGTAGTACAATGTACAACTTATCTAAGTTTAGAGGATCAAAGGAAGCAGATATAAAAGCCTATGGTAGGTCTACGGGAGTTTTTTATTCTGGGCCAGCAGTAAATAACGCTTATATATTTCAAGATGGTATTACTTCTGGGGAAGTAACTAAATTAAAAAATACTTTAATAGCAGGAGCTAAAAAAGCAAATCAAGGTGTAAAGGGTGGTACGCCTATTAAATTTTTAACGCTAGGAAAAAGTATAAACTTTCATGTTCCTAGTAATATTATGGGATCAACTCTACCGTTAAATCCTAACTATAAAGAATTAAAACCTGTTTATGATAAAATAAAAACTTCTATTACAGATCTTGAAACTACCCCTTCAGGAAAAGATATAATACAGGCATACACAGATTTAATTTTTACAAATGCGTATGGTAGTAAAATGGCAAGTGCTTTAAAAAAATC